GAAGATTGTTAGTGCGACAATCTAAATATATCGGTAATATTGTCGTTACTAAGAATGAAGGAATAACTTTATTTTCACTTGAATTAGATGATAATCCAGAAGAACTCGTATTAGAAAAAGAAGTGAGATTCAAAGTTTTGATTCCCGAAGAAGAGTCTGATCGCAAGTAAAACACTTACTATAATGAGACTCTACAGAAAGGAATCTTATGTTTGGAAAAAGTGAGATAACTGAGTTGCTCGAGAAAGAGATCGCTCATGGTCTTCGTGACTTGGCTCGTCATGATGTGAACTCGGAAGAATATTTGAAGATACTGGATAGACTTGTCTCTCTACATCGGATAAAGGAAGAAGATAAATCCAAATTCGGAAGTAGGGATACTCTAGCCGTTGTCTTCGGAAATCTTCTGGGGATCATCATGGTCGTCAAGCACGAACACGTGAATGTGATCACTTCTAGAGCATTCCAGTTACTACTAAGACCAATCACAAGAACTTGAGAGAGTTTAGATATGAGGGGCCGCTTTGCGCGGCCTTTCATATTTTTTCTCGCATTCTCAACATTGAATTTAATTTTTTCCCCGGGGGAAATTTTTGCTCAAACTCGCAGATATTACATCGTATATAATGAAGCTATTCCACAAAGGAGAATCGCATGTTTAAAGTTCATTTAAGCCACTTTGTGATTGTGACCGCCCTTGGCGGCGCATTCGCACTTGGTTTGCATGAGTTGTACGGCATGATTGTTCACGCCCTGTCGTTTGCATAGCTCAGAAAAGGGAGTCCCATCAGATACACGGACTTCCTTTTTGTTTTTATTCGCAGAAAAAACATGTCATATAATGAAACCCCTAAGAAAGGAATTTTCATGGCCACACTGGTCTATAATCCCATCACCCGACTCGCTTTTCGCGGCCTCGTAACGTATGCGTACGTTCACTTGGCCCTTGATGCGGTGCAGGGTGCGGTCAAGATCAGTCGTCACCTGAAGTCCCGTTTCAGTAGGTAGTTTCGGAAAAAGGAGGTCCCATCAGATACATGGACTTCCTTTTTGTTTTCGCAGAAAAAACATGCTCTATAATGAGGTGAATCTGTAATCCTCAATGTTAGTTGTAAGTTGTTAGTTTGTTTTTTTATTTTTTCTTCGGAGGAAAATTGAAGAAAATTCTTCTTTATATTGCGTACGGGATTGGTTACATCGAAGGTATTATTAATGCTTTTGATGAACGTATTAAAAGAAGGTTCGCAAAATAAACATTCACTTTAATAGGATGGATACTTTCATCATTAGATGAAGACGCTCACACGATGCCATCCTCGCCCTAAATTTTTTTGAAGGAGGTGAATATGATTTTGTATGTCGTGGAAAAGAAAACCTATGGATTTTGGAAATTTATCGGCGATTGCATTATGACAATTTTCACCGGTGGTCTTTGGCTTATCTGGGTGTTCGTGCGTGAAATGCGTCGAAGATCTTATTAATGGTTATGTTAGCTATGAAACAAAAAAGACTCCATAGAATTGTTTTAAAGTATCCCGGAGGTTTATCTCATTCGGTATTTATTCGAGCTCATACTCGAGAACAGGCAGAAAGACGCGCTTTAAGACAAAATCCCAAATCTACTGGTATTGATCGTTCGCCATATCCACAAAGTTGAAAGGGCATTATGTATTTTTCTAGTCTTGCTCATAAGGCAAAATTCTTGTTAAATCAAAATTCATCTACTATTCTAACTGGAATTGGAGTTGTAGGGACTGTTGGTACTGCTTATTTAACTGGTCGTGCATCATTCAAAGCTGCAGGAGTACTTGATGATGCTAAAAATGATATTATGGAAAGTGATTTAACCGGTGGAAGTGATATTCCAGTTTATCGAAATTTGTCTCGCTTTGACGTCTTTAAGCTTACTTGGCGTTACTATCTACCACCAACCGGTTCGGGGATTGTTACTATTACTGCTATTATTTTTGCTCATCGTATTGATGCGAAAAAGGTAATGGCGTTAACAGTAGCTTCTGGAATCTCTGAGCGTGCATTGAAAGAATATAGAGAAAAAGTTGTAGAGAGATTGGGTGAGCGCCAAGATACAAAGCTTCGCGATGAAATTGCTCAGAATCGTGTAGATAAATCTCCGCCAGGAAAAGAGCTTGTAATCACCGGCGATGGACAAGTGCTTTGTCTTGATGCTCTAACTGGTCGATATTTTATGAGTACTATGGAAGAGCTCAAGCGTGCCGAGAATCGTATTAATCATATTATCAATAATCATATGGGAGCTAGTTTAAGTGAGTTTTATGATGAGCTGGGGCTTGCTCCTACTGCATATTCCGATGAAGTTGGTTGGAATCCGGATAAGTTGATCGAGATTAAAATCTCGGCAACAATGTCTCAAGATAATCGGCCATGTATGGTGGTGGATTTTGTACCCCACCCTTTCGCCAGTTATTGGCAGCTGCACGAATAATGAAGGGTGATTGGCCACAAGGATGTGACGATATTTAGGAGAATCAATGAACCCATTATTGGGTCTAGTACTTATAACAATTGCTTGTGCTGGTGCTTATGGAAGTTTTGGCCATGTTTTTCAATTGTTCAGTATTATTGCTCTTGGCTTAACTTGTTTATTTGTAGGTTTTAGAGAGGAAAAAAGTGCTAAAGAAAACAATTAAATATACAGATTTTAATGGTGAGGAGGTGGAGGAAGATTGTTACTTCAATCTTTCCAAAGCTGAATTAACTGAAATGGAACTTAGTGTAGATGGCGGTATGGCTGATCATCTAAAAAAGATTGTTGCTTCTAACGATGGTAAAGAGATTATAACGACATTTAAGGATATTCTTCTTAGATCTTATGGAAAGCGTTCGGACGATGGACGTAGATTTATTAAGAATCAGCAGATTCGCGAAGAGTTCGAATCTTCAGAAGCTTATTCCACCATTTTTATGGACTTAGTTACAGACGCTGATAGTGCTGCGGACTTTATCAATGGTATTGTTCCGGCGGGAATGGTCGAAGAAGCAGCAAAAATTGCTGAACAGGAAACAAATCCAAAGTTAGTACCTGCTCCGGATATCCCCAATAATGAAGAAGTTGAAAAAGATTCAACCGCAATATAAACATCTATTATAATAGAGACCCATTATATTTTTTTAAGGAGTTGAAATGCTTTCACTTACTTCCGCCAAGTTAGCGGCCAATGTTGTATCAGCTCTTGGTGTGTCAAAAGTTGTTGGTGACATTGTCAAGAATAATACCACTGTTTTAACTGGATCTCAGAGATTTTTGGTTAATGCCGGTGGTCTTGTGCTGGGATCAATGATTGTCGAGCAAGCTTCAAATCATGTCAATAGAACGATCGATGAGCTTGTTGATTGGCATAGGCAAGAGAAGAATCAGGAAGATGAGCAGAAAGTTCCTACTACATAAGTAAATAAAGGAGAGTGCCAACTACTGGTACTCTCTTTTTGTCAAAAGTTAGGATATAAATGGATTCTACAAATTTTCCGCCGAATAGTGAAGCAAGTAAAAAACTAAGCGGTGATCTTGAAGGTAAAAATATTGAAAAAGTTACTTCCGGAGAAGCAATTAGAAAGAAAAGGTCTCTTCGAAAGCAATTGAGAGATACATTTATTGCTGGTGATCTAAAATCGTCCGTAAGATATGTTGCCTTTGATATTTTGCTTCCAACATTGCGAGATATGCTTTGGGAAGCTGGATCAGGAGGAATTGAAAAATTAATTTTTGGCAATTCTCGTCGACGAGGATCAACACCTCCACAATCTGGACCAACTGGGTATGTTAGCTATAATCGTTATGCTATGGGTGGAAATAGAATGGCTGGTCCACAAAGAGCAATGAGTCGAATGGCTCGAGCTCGACATGATTTTGACGAGATTGTATTAGAATCACGTCCAGATGCCGAAGAAGTAATCGACCGATTATTTGACCTGGTGAGTCGTTATGAATCAGCAACAGTTGCAGACCTCTACGAGTTGGTTGGTCTTCCCTCTAATCATACCGATCATAAGTGGGGTTGGAGCGATCTTCGGGGAGCTGGGGTTTCTCGAGTCCGCGATGGTTACATGTTGGATCTCCCGGATCCCACGCCTTTCAACTAAAAATGAAACTGTATCTGAAATTTATAAGGCTGCTATGGAACATACTAAAGGTGTATTGGAGAATCCAGAAAATAAAGAAGAATATTGATGTGGGTGGAACAAATTGATATTAAAGATTTTGCACGACGTGTTGAAGAAATGTGTGATTTTTATCTCAATTTATTACCAAATACTTCTAGTAATAAAACCCATATAAAAAAGATTCAAAATTTAAAGGAAGATGCAGCAAATATTCAATTCAAGGTTTTACAGTTCAAATAGCTGACATTTTCCAAAAAAGGGAGTTATAATGAATCTAGTTCCAGCAGTAATTACCACTAAGCTGGGCCGCAAAGCGTTACTTCTTCAGAAGTCTTCTCCAAATATTCTTTTTGGAGTTGGCGTTGTGAGCGTAGTGAGTGGTACAGTTTTAGCTTGTCGCGCAACTTTAAAAATGGATTCTGTTCTAGATGAAGCCACAATAAAAATGAATAAAGTTCATAATTTTGAAGATGGTAATTATACTGAAAAAGATCGTCAACATGATCTATCTCTTGTTCGTTTTCAGACTGGAGTAGCAATTGGACGTTTATATTTCCCTGCTGTTATTGTTACTGGCATTGGGATTGCTGCTCTTACTAGTTCGCATCGAATTCTTACTCAGAGAAATGCAGCAATTACTGCAGCGTATACGACTCTTGATGAAGCCTTCACAAGATATCGCGGACGAGTGATTGAAAAATATGGTGAAGAGCAGGATCGAGATTTTCGTTTTGATTCTGAACAAGTAACTGTTGGTGAAGGAAAGAAAAAGAAGGAAATTACACGAATAACTGGTGAAGCATCTGGTTATGCTAGATTCTTCGATCCATTCAGTCCTTCTTGGAGTAAAGATCCCGAAGTAAATTTGTTTTTCCTTAAGTGTCAGCAAAATTATGCTAACGATTTGCTGAAGGCTCGAGGACATGTATTTTTGAATGAAGTATATGATCGCTTGGGAATGCCTAGATCCAAGGCTGGTTCAGTTGTTGGTTGGATCTTATCTCACGATAGTTCAACTGATAATTATATTAGCTTTGGTGTTTTTGAAGGTCAGAGTGAAAATTCTCGCGATTTTGTTAATGGCCGTGATGGTGCCGTTTTATGTGATTTTAATGTAGACGGTCTTATTTATGATAAAATTGAGCAAATTGGAGAGGATTTGTCATGGCAACTGGGGCATTGACTGAAACAGTAGCTGAAGAGCTCGAGCAGGCTGCAACTATAACTCGAAAACTTGATAACAAAGTAATTGGTTCTGGTTTAATTGGTCTGGGAATTGGTGTCACAATTGGCTTTTATATCGGTTATCATTATAGTAAAAAGAAGCTTCGAGTTGAGATTTTTGAGGAAGCTGAGCAAGAAATTTCCGCAATTCGTGAACATTATCAGAAAAAAATCCTGGCTGCAGAAGCTCAGGATAAGGAATCTGTTGAAGAAATTGTTCGAGAAAGAGGATATACTCCCGAAAAAGAAACAGGATTAGATTATTCACGTCTTGAGGATCCAGCAGCAGAACCTAATGTTAGATCCATTCGTCCCTCGGTTCCAGTTAATCCACCCAAGCCTTCATCGGTATCAACTCGTCGTGAAACGTTAACTGCTGATGATCATGTCATACTTATTAATCAGAATGACTTTCATTTAAATAAGAGCGGCTATTCGAGAGTATCATATCTATATTTTACTGGAGATGATACTTTAGTTGATGAAGCAGATAAACAAAATATTCTCACTAATAGAGAAGACCTGGTTGGTGAAAAACTTCTTGATCAACTTCGCTCTCGACCATACAGTGATGAATTGGTATATGTGCGAAATCCCGAATTAGAACTTGATATTGTGATTGAACAGATTCCAAAAAGTTGGGATGAAGAAGTGTTAGGTTTTGATTCCAGTGAACCAGGATGAACCCTATTTTAAATGGTTAGTTTCTCAGATTGAATTTCCCAGAAATTTTAAAAAAACATTCAATCAATTACTTGAACATTTACATGCCATTGAATTTGTTTGGATGATTCCTGGTGATGACAATCGCATCCAAGATGGAATAGATTTAAGAACTGAATTCAGATATGCGGTTGATCTTCCAAATGATTTTCCGGAATTAGAATTCAAGGAATATGTTTCTATTCTAGAAATTATAATAGCTGTTAGTCGAATTCTTTCTTTTGTTGCGGGGGGAGAAGCTCCGGGCTGGGCTTGGCGACTAATTGATAATCTTGGCTTAAATCATTTCTATGATCCTTTAGATAGAGAAAAGTTAGCTGGAGTTAATGAAATTGTCCAAACCTTAATTTGGCGGACCTATGAACGAAATGGTAAAGGCGGTTTCTTCCCACTACTTTTTCCCGAGGAAGATCAAACTAAAGTTGAAATATGGTATCAGTTAAATGCCTATGTCAACGAAATAATTCAAAACGAAACCTCCTAGCTAAATTGCGAGGAAGGAGGTCACTGGCTAGATGGCCTTTTACGAGATTCGCTCTCGAGATGCGAAGGGCGGCGGAATTGAGTTATATCCCGATTTCGTCGTCCAACGTTCTCAGGACTTAATGGTCCAGGGGCGAACCTTTTATGCAATTTGGGACGAAGAAAAAGGCCTTTGGTCTCGCGATGAATATGATGTTCAAAGATTAGTTGACAAGCATCTTGATGAAGAAGCTGAGAGACTTAGGAAAAAAACGGGGATAAAATATCAGGTCAGATATATGCGCTCATTTGGAACTAACACATGGGCACAGTTTCGAAAATACATGGCCAACATAAGTGATAATAGTCATCCGCTAGATTCCAAAATTCTATTTTCTAATTCTTCGGTAAAGAAAACGGATTATGCTAGTAAACGATTAAACTATCCGTTAGAAGAAGGTGATATCTCAGCCTGGGATGAGTTAATTGGAACATTATATTCAGTGGACGAGAGGGCTAAGATTGAATGGGCCATAGGATCTATTGTTGCTGGAGATTCCAAAGATATCCAGAAATTCTTTGTTCTCTATGGTCCCGCTGGATCGGGTAAATCAACAATTCTAAATATTATACAAAAATTATTTGACGGTTATACTACCACATTTGATGGAAAAGCGTTAGGGCGTAGCGATTCTGCATTTGCAACGGAAGCATTTAAATCAAATCCACTTGTAGCCATTCAGCACGATGGTGATCTCTCGCAACTGGATGATAACACTCGGTTAAATTCAATTGTCTCACACGAATCAATGACAATGAATGAAAAATATAAACCGAGTTATACTGCAAAAGCTTACGCCCTCTTGTTTATCGGTACAAATCAACCCGTCAAGATAACTGATGCCAAGTCTGGAATCATTCGTCGATTAATTGATATCAATCCAACTGGGGTCAGATTACCCGTTAGACGTTATAATACTTTAATTAGCCAAGTAAATTTCGAACTAGGGGCTATTGCATCTCATTGTCTCAAAGTCTATTTGAGCATGGGTAAAAATTATTATAATGGATATCGGCCATTGACAATGATGTTGCAGACCGATATTTTCTTTAATTTTATCGAAGCATATTACGATGTCTTCAAGTCACAAAATTACACAACTTTAAAACAAGCTTATGGTTTGTATAAAGAATTTTGTGAGGAAACCGGAATTAACAGACCTTTACCGCAATATAAAATTCGGGAAGAACTTCGTGATTACTTTGATGAATTCAAAGATCGAGGTGAAATAGATGGTGAAACAATACGTAGTCTTTATGAAGGATTCAACGCGGAGAAATTTAAGATTCCTAAAGAGAATGACGAAGACTTACCTGCGTTTTCTCTTGTCGTGGATGAAACTACTTCTCTTCTTGACGACTATCTGGCGGAACAATATGCTCAATATGCTAACAAGAAGGGGACTCCGAGCCGAACTTGGTCCAAGGTAAAATCTACACTTTTAGATATTGACACATCTCGATTACATTATGTAAAGGTACCAGAAAAACATATAGTTATCGACTTTGATCTAAAATCCACCAATGGTACCAGTGGGTTGGAGCGCAATCTAGAAGCTGCTAGCAAATGGCAACCGACCTATGCCGAACTCAGTCAATCTGGCCAAGGTGTGCATCTTCATTATGAATATCCCGGAGATCCTACTGAATTAGCACTTGTTTATTCAGAAGGAATCGAGATAAAATCCTATCCTGGTGATGCAGCATTAAGACGAAAATTAACTCGCTGTAATTCGGTACCAGTGTCGATTCTGACTAGTGGTCTTCCTCTTCGACCGAAGAAGGAGAAGATGCTAAAAGGAAAGACTATTACCAGTGAAAAAGGTCTTCGTGAATTAATCGAACGCAACTTACGCAAAGAAATTCATCCTGGTACTAAACCATCGATTGATTTTATTGCTTATATTCTCGAAGAGGCTAATAAAAATGGTTTGAAATATGACGTTTCTGATCTTCGGTCGAGACTGATGGCTTTTGCTAACAACAGTACTAATCAAGCATCCACTTGTCTGAAAATTGTCCAGAATATGAAGTTTCAATCTGAATCAGAAGTTGGTTCAGATAAAGATAAAAGCATAAAAGTTAGTGATGATCGATTAGTTATTTTTGATATTGAGAGTTATCCAAACCTCTTTGTTATTTGCTGGAAATTTCGGGGCGATAACACGGTTGTTCGGATGATCAATCCTAGTCAAGCAGAAGTCGAAGCTTTGACAAAATTAAAATTAGTTGGTTTTTATAATCGTCGTTATGACAATCATATTTTGTATGCCGCGATTCTTGGTTACACTGTAGAGCAAATTCATGAATTGACACGGCAAATTATTATCGAGAATAATCGCAATGTTATGTTTGCTCAAGCATATAACTTGTCTTATGCTGATATTTGGGATATTAGCTCGATTAAAAAAAGCTTGAAGATGTTTGAAATTGATCTTGGTATTCATCACATGGAAATTGATCTACCCTTAGATCAACCAGTGGATGAAGAAGATTGGCTTGAAGTGGTTGAGTATTGTGTCAATGATGTAATAGCAACAGAAGCTGTCTTAGAAAATCGTTGGGAAGATTTCGTTGCCCGGCAAATTTTGGCAGAATTAAGTGGCTTAACTATCAACGACACAACTCAGAGGCATACTGCTGAAATTATTTTCGGCAAAGATAAAAATCCTCAAAAACAATTTGTTTATACTGATTTAAGTGAGGAATTTAATGGATATACTTTTGACGCTGGAAAAAGCTCCTATCGTGGTGAGAATCCCGGTGAAGGTGGATATGTTTATGCCGAGCCAGGTATCTACACAGACGTTGCTTTACTTGACGTGGCTTCTATGCACCCAACCACAATTGAGATCCTCAATCTCTTCGGTAAGTACACAACTAAATTCAGTGATCTCAAAGAAGCCCGCCTGGCTATCAAACGTCATGATTATGCTCTAGCCAGAAAAATGCTGGATGGACATCTGGTTCCTTATTTAGAAAATGAAGAAGGAGCAGACGAACTCGCTTATGCCTTGAAAATTGTGATCAACTCCATTTATGGTTTAACTTCAGCGAGTTTTCCCAATCCATTTCGAGATCCTCGCAATAAAGATAATATCGTTGCCAAGCGTGGTGCTTTATATATGATCGATCTAAAACATGATTTAAAGGATACGGGTTATGATGTGGTGCATATTAAGACAGACTCCGTTAAAATACCCAATGCCTCCCCCAAATCGATTAAATTTGTGATCAAGCATGGTGAACGTTATGGTTATGAATTCGAGCACGAGAAAACATTTGATAAATTCTGCCTAGTCAATGATGCTGTGTATATTGCTCGTGATGGAAATCAATGGACTGCTGTAGGAGCTCAATTTCAACATCCCTATGTATTCAAAACATTATTCTCTGGTGAAGATCTCACTTTTGATGATTTCTGTGAGACAAGAAATGTAACACAGGGAACAATGTATCTTGATCGAAAGGAATATGATAAAGATGAAGAACCTGATCTTAGCAACATGCGCCACCTTGGGCGTGCTGGCCGCTTCGTACCTGTACAAGAAGACGGGGGCACTCTCTATCGAGTCAAAGAAGGACGATTCTACGCAGTAACTGGAACCAAAGGTTATCGTTGGATCGATGCTGATATAGCAAAAACTATTCCGGATCTAAAAATCAATATGTCTTATTTTGAAAAATTAAAGGATGAAGCTGTCAAGACAATCGAAAAATTCGGCTCTTTTGAGGAGTTTGTAAATTGACCACATTTTTAATTTTTTCAATTACTCGTGGCAAAGAAATTAGTATGGAGATATTAGAAACTACTGATGAAGAAGATATTGACTCATTTAATGAAAAAATGTTGCCAAGTCTTCCACCCTATTTGGGGGAATCCATTGTAGTTAAAAAAGATGATACTCGTAGATTTAAACTAAAATCTCATGTGGAGGAAGTATGAAACTAATAAAATGTGATAATCATCCAGATCGTGATGTGGTGGCAACATTTCGCATCATTGAATTAGCCGCTGGTGCACGTCCTATTTTTATTGGATATTCTACCGGAGCACATACATTGTTAGATCTATGTGAAGAATGTGCAACTCGAGTACGTGCTCTGAAGGAGAAATAATGGGTGTACATCGGGATAGTGAAACATATAATAAAGTTAAACAGCTTTTAGATATTCCGGAAGATGAACCAATCTTTATTATCAGAGCGCAAGATAGATTCTCGGTTAAGACAATTCAATCTTATCGCAAAATGGTACGTGACGGATCGAAAATTGGAGCAGAGAAATTATTTTCCTGGTATGAAGATGTTGGTTCGGTAATCAGTGATTTCATCAACTGGCAGCGTGATAATCGAGATAAGGTTAAGGTACCTGACTGATGGCAGAGCCTAAAACTGAAATTGAAAGACGTCTAGATCGAATAGAAAGAGCTATTAGAGTTTTGGCATCTCACACCTATTCGAGGGAGTTTATTGAGACAATTCTCCGTGGAGAAGATAAAGGAGAAACAGAAGATGCCACCTCAGGATAATACTGTATTAATGGAAGGTGTGCGAATTATCTTCCGTAATTTCTCGGGCAAAGAAGGTAAGTACAATCGCGAGGGTGATCGTAACTTCGCTGTCCTACTTGATGATGCAGTGGCCACAGCGATGGCGGAAGATAACTGGAATGTGAAATGGTTACCACCTCGTGGCGAAGACGAGGAAGAAACACCGCAAGCATATCTACCAGTCTCGGTAAGTTATAAGGGTCGGCCACCCAGAATTGTAATGATTACGTCACGGGGTCGCACTAATATAGATGATACTCAGGTTGAGATGCTTGATTGGGCGACAATTGTCAATGTCGATCTAATTGTACGCCCTTACGAATGGACTGTGAATGGTAAGAGCGGAGTTAAGGCTTATTTGCAGAGTCTATATGTAACTATCGAGGAAGATGAGTTAGAGCGTAAGTACGGTGAACTAGACCAGACATCATGATTCTCGTAATAATCTTTGTCACGGCAATCTTGATTCTGTTCAGTGTCGCATTTGGTTATTATTTAGGTAGTATACGTAATCGTCAAAATCAACCCGAGTAGAGGAACATGGAAAATACAAGTATAACTGAAAAGTATGTTCGTAAGCCTTTATTTGTTGATGCTGTACAGGTAAGTGAGGAAAATTTCGCAGATGTTGCGAGATGGTGTTTTGGCGAGATCCACAATATTGACGAAACAAACGTCGACTTATCTGCCGAAGTCGAACCCTCTAAACAGTATATACATGTTCGTGTTCACAACCCGAAGAACCCAAGACAGACGAAGGCATTCGTAGGAGACTGGATTCTTTACACGGAGCGCGGATATAAGGTCTATACGACCAAGGCTTTCCAGGCAAACTTCGACAAGGTAGAGGAGACGAGTTAGATGAATAATGCTGCTATGTGGGCTCTAATCGTAGGGTTCTTTATGCCGCATTTGATTGCTGTTGTTCAGCAGCCAGGCTGGACGGCAGAACTTCGGTCTGTAGTAACGTTTGTTGCTTGCGTTGGGGCAGCAATCGGAACTGTACTGATTCAGCACGGAGGCTGGAGTTGGCACGATTGGGTAAGTAGTACACTGTTGATTCTAGTTACTGCAATCGCTAGCTATAAGGGTTTGTGGAAGCCGGTCGGGATTGTTCCAGCTATCGAAGGAAGTACGTCTGGAAACACTGGTCCAAAGAATGATAGTAGTCCAGTAGTTCGGTAGTAAATTAGATATTAGTTTGGGTTTTGAGTGGGATGATGTGGAAAATTCTGCGACTTATAATTAGGCTAAGTGGTTATAAGGAGTGTCTATTAGACAGCTTAAAACCCAAAAATTAGATATTAGTTTGTGTAAACCATCAAGGAGATTTGTTTTGCGTAAGCTGATCGCACTAAGTGCACTAGTTTTTACTTTAGGACTAGTCATGACATCGACAGCCCAAGCTAAAAAACATCAAAGTTATATAACTCGTGGGTTGTTTTGCATTCATTCATTCGAGGGCTCTTGGTTTGATCCTGATCCACCCTATTGGGGTGGATTACAAATGGATTTAAGCTTTCAAGCAACCTATGGTTGGATAAGAGTAGCAAAACACACACCACATGTGCATAAAATATATTTCTCAAAAAAATGGGGTACAGCAGATCATTGGCCAATATGGGCTCAATTACTTGCGGGTCTACATGGATATTTTTCACGTGGTTGGGATCCATGGCCAAACACAGCTAGATATTGTGGATTAAGATAATGTCTCCGGTAAGAAAAACTAAAGGTGGTTACAAATACGGTAGTTCGGGGAAGACCTATCGTGGTAAGGGAGCTAAAGCAAAAGCTGCCAAACAAGGTCGAGCAATTCGAGCTAGTCAACATGCGAAAAAGAAGTAAATAACAGGAGGTTTTCATGACTTGGACTGTGAATATTAATGGACATGATGATCTTTCTGGTGATGAAAAAGAAGCATTAGAACGTGTGATTGTTGGGGAATCAATGGCTTTGGTTGAAAGTCTCAAAGCTCAAAATGGTAATAATATTACATCTGCTAGTGTTGTCACAAACACAACTGGTTCTGTTGATTTATTAAATCCAGATAATCAGATTTAAGATAACATGAATGCAAATAATGAAATGGCATAAATTAATTAGATTACCTTATAAGTATCGAATATCGATTTCAATCTATAAATCACGATTATAATGAAAAAGAATTCTAAAAAATCTTGGAAACCTATAGAACAACAACTTGCGGATACATACGCAAAACATATAGAAAAAGAAATTCCTCTTGGTTCAGATAATAAGAAAAAAGACGAATCGCAGAATAAACACGTATTATAATGAAGAGTTAGAGCTTTAATTCTTTATTTGTCCCTGGTGAAATTTAACACCGGATATTTTTTCTTTTTTCCGAAAGGAGCCATTATGTTCGATTCGTTTGTCAAGTCGTGTCAGGCATTCTTCTCGGTGGATCCGTTCGGTCGCAAGGTCGAGATCGAAGAGTTCAAGGCTTTGTCGACCCAGGACAAAATCGATCTCTCGACGATGCTCAATGAGACTCCTGGTTACGAGCATCCGCAGTATGTTCCGAAAACTACTACTGCCTAATTTTGGCCCGAGCGACGGTCCATCGTTGGGGTGACAGAATAAGGGTATCGCTACGGCTGGCCCTAATGTATACACGGCTCCCTAAGTTCCAAGGCGCAACTGCGTGGAGGATAACCTGGGTAGTTCCAGGCCGAAGGAGTGCTTGACAGCAACGTGTAGTTGGAGGGTATTATATTATCATGAGGAAACTCGTGGCCCCTCCTTGCAGGTAATCCAAAATCCTGCCCCCGCTTTTTCTTTCATTTCTATTCATAGGAGTAAATCTACATAATGAAAACTCTGGTAAAAGAAAGTAAACCAAATTTAACTGATCGTCAGATTACTTGTTTAAAAATTTTAAAACGCGCCCCCAAAACCACAACAAAAGCTTTCGACCAAATTATAAAAATTAATAGTCACGTTACCAAAGGTGCTGTTCATGGTTGTATGCGTGGTTTGGAAAATCGAAATTTAGTTCGAGCACGGAGTCAGTGGGACAAGAAATTGAAGCGGGATGTTATTGTCTGGGAACTTACTTCTCGGGGACGTAAAGCTTTAGAAAAATGAAAAATTTAATTCAACGATTTTTTTGTTTTATTGGTGTTCTTCATCGTTGGGAAATATCTACTGTAGTAAATGATGGAATAGTTACTGATTATCATCGTTGTGTTCGTTCCACCAACTGTCGTTATAAAGACTGGATGATCGTTAATCGAGAATATCCAGATTAATATTAAACTCGGGCCCGGATGGTGGAATCGGTATACACAGCAGACTTAAAATCTGCCGGATGAAAATCCTTGTGGGTTCAAGTCCCACTCCGGGCATCTAATTAATCGGAGGAAAATGATGTTTTATTATAAAATTCTGCTTGAATTGCTTTTCTACGGAATAATTTTATTTGGAATCATCGTTGTCTTCGTTAACATTTATACCCAGCATTGGAATCATCGTCGCAATATTCGTAAATCTCTACGTATTATTAAGAATTGGTACTAAGAATTCGGAGGTTAATATGAGTAAGAGTTCTGATGCCACGTAACTTCAACGGAACCACAGACAGAATCCGAGCTGATGGTGCTAGTATTTTCAAAACAACAACTGGGCAGGTCGCTTGCTCTGTTTCCGCTTGGGTTAAAGGTGTTTTTTCTGGAGGAACGATTTATGCCGACGGAGGAACTAGCAATGAGGGTTGGGGAATCCTCTGTGGAACTACTGTAAATCAAGCAAAGTTAAGAATTTTTGTCGACAACAACTCAGGCTCTGTAAAACTCGATCGTACCGGGACTCTAACAGCATTCGAGGCAAATGTCTGGCATCACGTTTTCTTCGGTCAAGATGCAGCCAGTCCCATGAATTATATCAGTTATGTCGATGGCATACTCGATCTTAGCGGTACCTATGCAGCAAGTTCCGGCTTTCAAAATCCTCCAGCTCGCACTGGAATCGGTGTACTATCTCGATCTGGCAACGGTAATCTCTATGCTGGAATCGTTGCCGAAGTTGCTACCTGGTCTCGTTTACTCTCAATCTCAGAGATTATTGCACTTTCTGCTGGCCTTCCTGCTTCCCATTTTGGTCCCGATCATTACTGGCCACTCTGGGGTATCGATTCACCAGAACCTGATCTTGGAATAGCTGCACATGTTCCGGGAATTCTTACTGGAACTAGTTTTGCTAAAGGCGGTCGTACTAGTCCAGATCTACTCAAAGTATAAAATTGCTATTTAGAGTTTAAGGGCCCGTAACTCAGCTGGTTAGAGTAGCGGACTCATAATCCGTTTGTCCTTGGTTCGAATCCAAGCGGGCCCATTCTAACTGGGATGGTAGCTCAGTTGGTAGAGCAAGAGACTTTTAATCTCGAGGTCGTGGGTTCGATCCCCACCCATCCCATTGTAAAGGAGAATTAAAATGGAACTTGCTCCCGCATTACTAGAAAATACTTATACTGTCGAATTTTATAATTCTTCAAATAATCTCACAGTTTGTGCTGACGTTGTTTCAACCGATGATATCCAAGCAGTAAATTTTGCTCGCACACGTTTTAAGTTAGATAGTGGTTGGGAATTAGTGGGGAGTGATCGTAAATATAAACAGGAGTAAATCATGCTTCCAGATAAAAATATTCTAATTGATAAACTGGATATGAGTCTTGTACAGAATCTGATCACTGCAGTGAATGAGTCTAAACTTGATCGAGAGACAAAAGTTGAACTCCGAACTACTCTCGATCGTTGGCAGAATGCTCTCAGACTTACTAATGAAATTAGAGTAACGTTTTAAGTATGGTAAGGGTGTCTAATTATTAGATGCCCTTACTGTACCAACATGCAATTTAATTTTTTGTTAGGAGAAATAATGCCCAGAAGAACACACGTTGGATTAATACTTGATCCAAGAAAAATTTCTATTGATGTTTCTTCACCCCCTCCACCCCCTCCACCACCAGCTTGGTATCCAACTCTCACTCTTCCGTGTGTGGGTTATCCAACTCATGGTTGTTATTCACCAGAATTAGGGTTATATGTTCTTGCCGCTTATACAACAGATTCTTTTGGTTGTGTTCTCTTATGGTCAACCGATGGAATTAATTGGACTGCTGGGGTACACGCTGGTGGGAGTCCTTTTGATACAGATTATACAAATCCATTCACATATCCACCAAATTATGGTCGAGCTTGGGATGTTGCTTGGTCGCCATCATTGGGATTATTTGTTGCTGTTGGTGGTAATAGTGTTGCCGGTTCAGGAAATCCTTATTCTATTTGTACTTCTCCAGATGGACAAAATTGGACTAGACAAGGAAATCCATTCACCGCAACTTCCCCCTCTACAGATAACGGATTATCTGTTGAATGGTCAGAAGAACAAGCACTTTTCGTTGTTGGATCTAGCTCTAATGGTGGCCATGATGTGATTGCAACTTCCCCCGATGGCACAACGTGGACAACTCGATCTAGTCCTTGGAATGCTGCTGGCGCTTCGGGTAGTGTTAGTGGTGGATTCGCTTATTCACCATCTCTTGATCTTTGGGTGGCGTGTGCACAACCAGGTGGATCAACAAACAAGGGCGTTGCTACTTCACCAGATGGTATAACCTGGACAGAACAAACTACTCCTTTGGACATTTTGGGTGGAAATCCTCTTAATATATGTTGGTCACCAGAGTTAAATTTATTTATTGCAGTTGCTGGAACTTTAGATATTCTAATTTCTTCGGATGGTATAACTTGGACAGCACAAACAGTGGCAAGCGGTTTTAATTCGCAAGCTGTTTGTGACCACAGTGGAGATATTTACATTGGTGGTAAAAATAGTGATAGCACAATTACTATATATAAGTCCAGCGATATAATTACTTGGAATCCCTATCCATCACCATTTGATGATTCTGGTGGAGGTGGAAACGCAGAAGTTTTTGATATAATTTCTTCTCCAGATGGAATATTAGCTGTGGGCCAAGATTCTAGCCTTAACGCTTATGTTGCAATTTATCATTAAGGAGACTGAATGGTAGAAGAAAAAAAAAACAAAAAGACGCATTAGTTTAATGCGTGATCCAGATCTCGTGATAGTACTACCCGCAGCAATAATATCATCGTTAATTTTATTTAGTGGTAAAAATTCAGACCCAATCGAAGGGGATACCACATCGGGTATGTGGTCTATTGATGGAGATAACAACATTGCTTTTATTGTTGGTACTAGAGCAATTTGGTGCGCTAATTAAGATTAGGAGACATAATGATACTTAACTGTCCCACATGTAAAAATAAACTCTCTACTGGAGCTTCACAAAATGGAGTACCAAAATTCTTCTGCATCAATCCAAAATGTACAGATAGATTCAAGACAATTGGATATCCAGCTAAAACCACATCAGAAGCTGGCTCTAACTCAGCTAGATAACGGTAAAATTCTCTGGGGTGGGGTAGGTACAGGTAAATCTCGAGTTGCTGTAGCTTATTACTTAAAAACATGTCCTCATCTAGATGTTTATGTAATTACCACAGCCAAGAAAAGAGATAGCCTGGATTGGGATCATGAATTCGCGGACATGGTGATTGGTAAAGAACCTGATGCCACTTTTGGTGGTGTACTGACGGTTGATAGTTGGCAAGGATTAGATAAATATAAAGATATTGAACATGCATTCTTTATCTTCGACGAGCAAAGACTGGTCGGAAATGGAGCCTGGGTCAAAGCTTTCCTCCGAATTGCCAGAAACAATCATTGGATCATGCTCAGTGCAACGCCAGGTGATACCTGGTTGGACTATATTCCGGTATTCATTGCCAATGGTTTCTATAAGAATCGCACAGCATTCAAACGTGAGCATGTCGTATATGCTCCTTATACCAAATTTCCCAAAGTAGACCATTATATCAATGAAGGAAGATTGTTAAAACTACGAGCTCAGCTTCTAGTACACATGCCTTATCCAAAGATGACTGTACGACACGATAAGACTATGTTTGTCAGTCATAATATCGATTTATTGAAGCATGTATTAAAGAATCGCTGGCATATTTTCGCTGATCGACCGATTAGAGACATCGCAGAGCTCTTTTTGGTGATGCGCAGGATTGTCAATAGTGATCCCAGTCGTGTACGAGCGATTAGGAAGCTGTTAGAGACTCATCCTAAGATCATCGTGTTCTATAACTTCGACTATGAATTAGACGCTCTACGAGCCTTAGAACGCGTTACAACAGTAGCTGAGCTCAATGGTCATAAGCACGAGGAAATTCCCGAGACAGATAGCTGGGTTTACTTAGTTCAGTATGTAGCAGGTTCGGAAGCGTGGAATTGTATAGAAACTGATACAATTGTCTTCTATAGTCTTACTTATTCTTATAAACATTGGGAGCAAGGACATGGTAGAATTGATCGCATGAATACGCCATTTATCGATTTATTCTATTATACACTGAGAAGTAAGAGTTTTATCGATTCTGCTATCTGGGATAGTCTGAAAAGGAAGGAAAATTTCAACGCAGGTAAGTATGATTTGGACCGTGTTTCATTAGATTCAATATAGATTTGGCTTAAACAAGCCATTTTTATTTGTTCCCAATATCTATTTGCCAAGAAAATCAGTCTTAAAAGTATCTCATATTTCATACCCAATATCTATTCTACTGTCATATCTGCTCTATTTCTCTATTCCCACGCGCTATCTTTTAGATATTTACTAATTTACTACAGATACTTTTTGGTCAAGAAATCTTGGCAAATAGATATCAAGATCTCATTTTTGTTTTAATCAAGACCCACTTTGTAAAGTCGTTTAGATATTAAAAGAGCTCTTGAGAAAGGGCGGTGCCTTGCGGAAGCCATATGAAGTAATTACTCGAGTTCCTTTAAAAGCCCTTTTACCACATGCAACAGAATTGGTTCTTAGATGTGAAAGTTGTGAAAAAGCAGCAAAATATGCAAATATTGGTATAGGAACTATATATAGGATAGTTATATATCGTGAATATGACACTGTACAATTAGAAATTGCTCGTAAAATTTTAGATGCACTTATACGTAAAAGAAAAGAAGATAGACTTCGTGGTAAAACATCTCAACAATATCATAGTAGTAGACGCTTACAAGCTATAGTTGAAGAAAGAATTGAACGTGATTACAGTAAGGAGAAATTATGAAATTTATAGCATTATTTAGATGTTGGTTATGGGGACACGAGGCAGATGATAATATATCTGGGTTTTTATCTGTTATTGATGTTGATTTAAATATATCTAGTTGTAAATATTGTGGTTCTACAATTATTTGGGATGATAATATTATGGGTTGGGTTAAGTGGTAATGAAAGAAGTATGGAAACAAGTTGAAGATTTTGAAAATTATAGTGTAAGTAATTTTGGTAGAGTTCGCTCTAACTGGTCGGAAAGAATTTTGGTAAGCTATGCAAATCAATCTGGTTTAGTTCAAGTTGGTTTAATGAAAAATGGAAAACAATATCATAGATCTGTGCCATTACTTGTGGCTAGATTTTTTATTCCTCAACCTTCAGGTCCATTCGATACACCAATTAATTTAGATGGTAATCGAAATAATAATCATGTTGATAATTTAATGTGGCGTCCCAGATGGTTTGCAGTAAAATATAATAAACAATTTAAAGAAGAGGTTCCATATGAGAATCAGATTAATGTTCCCATTGAAGATTTAAAAACTGGTGAAATTACAGAAAATTCTTTTGAGTGTGCAAAAAAATATGGTCTTTTGGAAAATGAGATTATTCTAGCTATTTTAAATAATACATATGTTTGGCCCACATATCAACGGTTCCGAGTAAAATGATCATTATATTAGATACTTGGATGATACTCGATAGATGGTGGCTTTTTGAATCAGAACAAATTAAACGTGAATTTGCTGAAGTGGATTGGGATGGATGTCGATTTATATTTAAGCGAGAAGCGCCCGATACAATTTGGAGAATTTTTGACAGAATAATTAAATAGATATTAGATAGTGGTAAAATCGCGGTATATAATAGAAGAAGATAGATATCGCGTGTTATTTTTTTGCGAAGGAAGGGATAATGAATGAAGGAACGTTTAAAACTAAGGTAATTACTCGACTTAAGACTATGTTTCCTGGTTGTGAAATTATAAAACCAGACCCATCATATAGTCAAGGAATTCCTGATTTGATTATTCTTTGGCAAGATTATTGGGCATCTTTAGAATTTAAGAAGTCCGCAAACGCAAATATACAGCCAAATCAAGAATATTATATTCAAAGATTGGATGGTATGTCTTTTGCCGCATTTATTCATCCTGATAATATAGAGGAGGTTTTGGATGCGTTGGAACAGGCATTTAAGCCTCCAAGGAGAACACGCGTTTCTAAGTCCTAGTCAATATCATTGGATTCATTATACTCCGAATAAATTAGTTCAGAAGTGGACGGCTGCTCAAGCGGCAGAATATGGAACACTTCAACATGAGTATGCTTTACGTGAAATTCAAGCAGAACGACTTTCGAATTTGATAGGTACTATTGGATTATATATTAATGATGCTATCAAATATCGTATGACTTGTGAACAAGTTCTTTATTATTCTGATAATTGTTTTGGTACTGCTGATACAATTTCCTTTCGTTACAAAACTCTTCGAATTCATGATTTAAAAACTGGAGTTATTCCAGGATCGGTCCATCAACTCGAAATTTATGCAGCTTTATTTTGTTTAGAATATGAAGTCGATCCATTCGAGATTAAAATAGAACTTCGTATTTATCAAGCAGATGAAGTGGCTGTTTATGATGCAGACCCAGAGGACATTCAATTTATTATGGAACGTATTCAAGAGTTTGATAAATTAATTGATCACCGGCGATTGGAGGAGGAATCGTGATTCGCACAGAAGAACAACATCTTGCGCATTATGGTATCCTTCGCCGTTCGGGACGTTATCCTTGGGGATCTGGTGGAACTGAGAGTGCTAGAAATCGTAGCTATTTAGATACAGTAAATAATTTAAAAAAGAAAGGGATGTCAGAATCCGAGATCGCTAAAGGTTTTGGCATTACAACCACACAACTTCGTGCAGCGCGATCAATTGCTCTTGCTCAACAGAAGCAAGAAAAAATTCTTAGAGCTCAGCGGTATAAAGAACATGGTTTATCTAATACTGCAATTGGTCAACGTATGGGACTTAATGAATCTTCGGTCCGAGCTCTTCTTGCTCCTGGCGAAAAAGATAAAGCTGATGCTTTACAAACCACAGCAAATATGTTAAAGGGGCATGTTGATAAGAAAAAATATGTGGACGTTGGTAGAGGAGTTGATAGTCAATTAGGGATTACACAAACTCGTCTACACACAGCACTTTCTGTATTAAAAGAACAGGGATATGAAGTTCATACAATTAAAGTCCAGCAAATCGGAACTGGTAAATTTACTACCACAAAAGTTTTAACAAAGCCTGGAATTTCTTTGTCAGAAGTACAAAGAAATAGAGGTCAAATAAAAACTATTACAGATTTTTCAAATGATAATGGTCGTAGCTTTTTCAAAAGCCAACCACCACTTTCGGTTAATTCTAGACGAATTGGTATTAAATATGGAGAAGATGGTGGATCTAAAGCAGATGGTGTTATATTTGTTCGTCCTGGTGTAAAAGATCTAAGTTTGGGTGCTGATCGTTATGCTCAGGTTCGTATCATGGTTGATGGTACACATTACTTAAAAGGCATGGCCGTTTATAAAGATGATCTTCCTGCTGGTACAGATTTACAGTTTAATACTAAGAAATCTAATACTGGTAGAAAAAAAGATGCTATGAAACCCATTGAGAATGATCCTGAGCTTCCATTTGGATCGATTATTAGGCAAATTCATGGACCGGATGGTAAAGTTTCATCTGCTTTAAATATTGTGGGAGCTAAAGAAGGTGCTGGTGCAGAAGGAGCTTGGGATACATGGTCGAGAAATCTTTCTGCTCAGATGCTATCAAAACAAAGTCCAGATCTTGCGAAGACTCAACTTAATGTTACTTTTCAACGTCGAGTTAGAGAATTGGATGAAATTAATTCTTTAACAAATCCAACTGTTCGTAAAAAGCTCTTGCTGGGATTTGCTGATTCAACCGATTCTTCTGCTGTACATTTAAAAGCAGCAAGTTTACCTAGACAATCCACAAAAGTTCTTCTTCCAATTTCGTCTATTAAACCAACAGAAGTTTATGCTCGTGGTTTAAGAGATGGTGAACGTGTAGCTCTTGTTCGTTATCCTCATGGTGGTACTTTTGAAATTCCTGAATTAACTGTAAATAATCGTAATCGTGAAGGACGCAGTTTATTGGGCGCAGCAAGTGATGCTATTGGTATTCATCATTCTATAGCCGAACGTTTATCTGGTGCTGATTTTGATGGTGATACAGTTCTTGTTATTCCTAATAATAAGCGATTGGTAAAAAGTACTGCTGCTCTTGAGGGTTTGAAGAAGTTTGATCCGATGATGTATAAGATTCCGAAAGATTCCCTTGTTCCTAGAATGACAGCTGCTCGTAAACAGCAAGAAATGGGAAGTGTTTCGAATCTAATTACTGATATGACTCTTCATCGTGCAAACACAGAAGAGCTTGCTCGTGCTGTTCGACATTCAATGGTTGTTATTGATGCTGACAAACATGAGCTTGATTTTCTACAATCTGAAAAAGATAATGGAATTCGTCAGTTAAAAGAGAAGTATCAAGGTGGAAAAAGAGCAGGAGCTTCTACTTTAATCAGCCAGAAAAAGGCTGTTGATCGTATCGCTGAAAGAATAGAAAGACCTGCTAGTAGAGGTGGTCCTATTGATCCCGTTACTGGCAAGAAAGTCTTTGAACTTACTGGACGTACACGACCCGAATATAGAATTAAAGTAGATCCAGATACTGGCAAAAGAATTAGAGTAGAGACAGGCCGTCAGATTCCTGTTACTATAAAAGTCTCACGTTTAGCTAATATTGAAGATGCTTTTTCATTATCTTCTGGTACAGTTATGGAGACTGTATATGCTGAGCATTCTAATAGACTTAAAGCTATGGCAAATAGTGCAAGAAAAGAAGCTATTTCTTTAAGAAGTTTACCTCAGTCTAAATCTGCTAGGAAAGTATATGCAGATGAAGTTGCGTCATTAAATGCTAAACTTAATCTTGCAAAAAAGAATGCCCCCCTTGAAAGACATGCCCAGCTTATAGCAAATGAAATGGTATCTTTAAGACGTCAAGCTAATCCTAATATGGAAACAGATGAATTAAAGAAAGTAAAACAATATGCATTAAATGAAGCAAGAAGTAGAACGGGTGCACAAAAAACTAAGATTGATATTACGGATCGAGAATGGGAAGCTATTCAAGCTGGTTCACTTAGTACACATAAACTTGATGAGATTCTTACTAATACGGATCTAGATCATATCAAGAAGTTGGCTATGCCAAAACATATTCCTAAGTTATCGAGTGTGGAACTTAGTCGTGCTAAAGTTATGTTAGAGAATGGATACACTCAGCAAGAAGTTTCTGATCAGTTGGGTATAGGCTTAACTACATTAAAGCTTGGATTAGAACGTGGTTGAGTATATGTTAACAACCGTGGATAATCCTTTTAATCCTTTCACCGAATGGGATGAATGGTTTAGATTTGATACTCAAAAAGGATATAATTCATCCGCCTTCCTAGCAAGAATAGCTAAGCTCTCACCCGATCTACCTCTTGATGAACAAACAAGAGTAATCGAACAAGCAATTGATGAGATTATAGAAGAAAATGTTTCTGGAATGTGGAAAAAAGTTTCTATTGATGATCTATAAAAAGATGGGGGGAGGGGGTCTGTAGATTTAACCCCCCTTTGTTATCGCGTGGCCTTCT